TGACTTGAGCTTGTCCAAACACGTCTGCAGGGTCTCCTGTGTGACGATGGCAGCATAACCGCGTCGCGTACTACTTAAAGTACCAGCGACGGGAAACGCGCCTGCCACATGGATGCCCATCACAGTGCGGGCGTGAGGCATAGTGGCATTGTCCCACAGCATGAGGGGGGCTCCGCAATCTCCTTCGGAGGTGACTGCAGAATACGACCAAGTCTCCTTGAGCTCGTATCCAGCACTGCGCACATTGCGAGCTATTGAAACTCCAGCAATGTTGTGCACATGATGTACTAGTCCTAGCTCACCTCCAGTCATGGAGGCGGTACACACATCAAGTCTCGCAGGCTTGCCGGAGCACTTGATGATGTCCTTGTTCAAGAGAAACTTGCTCGTAAGGTCCTTATGAGCGCGAATGCTGTCCGTGAACCTTGCCAAACACAGGTCTGAGTTCGAGGTGACAACCCTGGTGAGGCGCGAAAAAGCACCGCACGTGGTCACCACCACCTGAGCACCTGTCTTAGCACTGTGCAGGCTCAACTCATCCGTATCCTGCAGCTCTCCAAGGTCAATCTCTCTCAAAATGTTGTCTGCGAAATGCCGGGGAGCAATGAAGACATCACCCTTGACGAAGAGGATCTGGCCGAGGTGGCAAGTGTTGCCACCCTTCTTGTAGATCACCTTATACGTGTTGTTATACACGTTGTCATGGATGGCGGTGTTAGCCGACTGGGGTGAGGCAAGCTCGCCTGCGCGATACTTACCGGGTTTGGCTCGGTGAGGCAGATTGCTCTGCGGCATGGCTTCAACCACGCACTCGTCTTCACTCAGCGGCTCTAGCTCAAGGCCAAGCTCCTGCTTGGCACGCCTCTTCTGTTCATCGCTGACGCCAAGCTTCTCAAGTATCTTCATCACTTGAGCAGCCCGCCCTTCATCAGTGTCATGGGACACGATGCTCACGTCTCCAATCTTAGTGCGCGCAAGCTTGATGGGCTGCAATCCAAACAGCCCGCGCACGAAGTTCACGATCCCTCTCACAAATGGCACAAGCACAAGATACGCAGCGAGAAGCACAAGGGAGGCGCGGTGACTATCACAGACACCCTGCCAAAGTCCTCTGCTTCCATCTGCATGAGCGCTTGCCAAGCTGTGACTAGCTTCTGGCCAGCGACACCCGCGATACTCGTTAAAGAGTTGCCAACGGATG